CTGCTTCTTCGCAGGTTACTCTGATTGCTGAGAGTGGCACTGAGAAGACTGTCACGATTAACCAGCACTATGAGTACAGCCGTTTGATCGAAGACTTTGCTGAAGTTCAGGCTCTGTCCTCACTGCGCCGTTTCTACACGGATGACGCTGGTTACGCTCTTGCTACCCGTATCGATACATCGCTGATCCAGTTGGGTCGTGGTGCTCAGTCGGGTACAGCAGGTTCGGCTGCTTACGACAAAGCATATCTTGCTGGTGATGGCTCAACGCTGTATGTTGACGGCACCAACGTAGGTACTGCTCTGACGGATGCTGGCCTTCGCCGTGCAATCCAGCGTTTGGACGACAGCGATGTTCCGATGGACGGACGTTTCTTGATCGTTCCTCCTGCAACCCGTAACACCATGATGGGTCTTGCTCGTTTTACTGAGCAGGCTTTCGTTGGTGATGGCGCTACCATCCGCAACGGTCAGATTGGTGACGTATACGGCGTTAAGGTCTTTGTAACGACCAATGCTGATACAGCAACGACAACGACTACCCGTATCGCTCTGTTGGCACACCCAGAGGCATTTGTTCTGGTTGACCAGCTTGGTGTTCGTGTTCAGACCCAGTACAAACAAGAGTACCTTGGTACGCTGTTGACTGCTGACACGCTCTACGGTGTTGGTGAGTTGCGTGATACCTCTGCTGTGGCTCTTGCTGTTCCTGCCTAATCAGGAATAACAATCGGGGGCTGGCTCACAAGGCTGGCCCTCTTCTAACCACTTAAGGAGATTATTATGGCTGTTTCTCAAGGTCGTTCCCAGTTTCAGGGCTTGTTCTCTGAGATGTGGGCAGTTTCTGAGACTGTGGACTTCGCTAATGCTGCTACCGGCTCTGGTACGTTTGCATCTGCTGATGTAACAGTCCCTGGTGTTGCTCTTGGCGACATCGTTATGGGCATCTCTGCTGGCGTAGACACTGTAGACACCGTTATCGGTGGCGCAGTAACTGCTGCTAATACGGTTACCCTGACTGTTCTAAATAACACTGCTGGTGCTGTAAATCTGGCTTCTACTACTCTAAAATTTGTTGTAGCACGCCCAGCATTCTAAACCTTACGGTTTTGCCTCTTAGGAGGCTTTTCTTTAGCATCTTCGCTGAGGGTGTTAAAGAAAACAACATAGAGGACTAAAATGATACCTCGCTGCTACCCTACTACCTATGCAACCGCAAACGGTACAACAAAAATGGTCGTAAACTCGCTTGCAAGCACTACTGGCTTAACTGCTTGGGTTGATTACATCCCCACAAAGAAATTAGGTTCTGCACCTGCACAATACAACACTTATGACAATGCCGGTGCTATGTTTGTAGATGTTCTTGCTAGTTTGACAGGTAAAGTTGCAGGCATCGACTATATTAATATATACGAAGATGCTACACTAACCAAGGCTTGGTCAACAGACGCAAGCGGTTATATTCCAATCTGGTACTAACATGGCGATATATCGTGGTCCCGGTGGTCCCGGTGATGCAACAGCAGATCAAGCAAACACAGCACAGTTAGCACTTACTTATGCTAACCAGTCTGCTGCGAGTGCTGCTGCGGCGGCGGCATCTGCTCAGAGTACAATTGACTTTACTGCTGACTTAGATGTAGCGGCTTCTTCGTTACCTGCTGGCTCAACACCGACTGTATCATATAACTCTACAACAGTATCTTTGTCATTTGGCATCCCCGATGGTGCTACAGGCCCCACAGGTGCTACTGGACCTACTGGTGCTTCTGGCCCGACTGGTCCAACAGGCCCGACAGGTTCTACAGGCCCATCAGGACCGCCCGGACCCACTGGCCCTACCGGCTCTACAGGCTCTCCTGGCCCCACAGGCCCGACTGGACCAACAGGTCCTACAGGCCCATCTGGATCAGCAGCTACGATTGCTGTCGGCACCACCACTACAGGTCCAGCAGGCGGCAGCGCCTCTGTAACCAACAGTGGTTCCTCGTCAGCGGCAGTATTTGACTTTACTATACCAACTGGTCCGACTGGCCCACAAGGCCCCACTGGGCCGACAGGACCGACAGGTACGACAGGACCCACTGGTGCTCCCGGACCGACAGGGCCAACAGGGTTAACTGGTCCTACGGGGCCTACAGGCTCCCCTGGCCCGACAGGCTCACCCGGACCTACCGGCCCAACGGGCCCAACAGGGCCTACTGGACCGACTGGGGCTACTGGTCCTACTGGCCCCGGCGTTGCTATTGGTGGAACTACAGGGCAGTATCTAAAGAAAGCCTCTAGCACAGATTATGACACTACATGGGATACTCCTACTGGTGGTCAGTTTGAAGGTTCTGCTGTTAACAAGGCAATCTTCTGGAATGCTCAATCAATTGCAGAAAATATTACAATAACTGGTACACACAATGCTGGCTCTATTGGGCCTATTACAATTGATTCTGGATACGCAGTCACTATTAACAGTGGTGCAATATGGGTGGTAATCTAACATGACAATTACGATTAACGGTACAACAGGCATAGCGGGTGTAGACGGCTCTGCTAGTACGCCAGCGGTACAGGGTGCAGATACCAACACAGGAATCTTTTACCCTGCGGCAGACACCATAGCCTTTGCAGAGGGCGGCGCAGAGGCGATGCGGATTGATTCTTCTGGAAATGTGGGGATTGGGACAACTTCTCCTTCAACAAGACTTCATGTAGTTACTACCGATGCTGAAACACTAAGACTTCAGCGTTCTGGTAGTGCTGGTCAAACATCATCTATTCGTATGTATGATGGTGGTGGAACAGACTACACTAGAATTACAAGTTCTGCTGGATATATGACGTTTGATACCAATGGTGCAAATGAACGTGTTCGTATCACTAGCGATGGTTATTTGTTAGTAGGAACAACAAATACAAGCCCAACATCAAACAATGTTAACGGTTTTGCACTTCTTGATGCCGGTCAGAACATAAGAATGACTGCAACGAGCAGTAATTGTTTAGATGTAAATAGAAAAGCCGATGATGGAAATTTAGTTTTATTCCGTCAAGATGGAACAATAGAAGGAACTATCTCCGTATCTGGCACAACAGTCTCATACAACGGTGGTCACTTATCCCGTTGGGCGCAGATGCTCACAAAGCCAGCCTTGCTCAAGGGTACGGTCATGTCTAACCTTGATGAGATGAATGTCTACACCGATGCAGAAGGCAACCCAGTTGATAACGAGCAGTTAAACAAGGTTAAGGTTTCTGATGTCGAGGGCGATGTCAATGTTGCTGGCGTGTTCGTAAACTGGACTTATGATGAGGCTCATCAGGTAGACGAGATTAACATGGCTATGACGGGTGACATGATTATCCGCATCGCTCAAGGCGTGGTTGTCCAAAAGGGTGACTTGCTAATCTCTGCTGGTGACGGTACTGCCAAGCCACAAGGTGACGATATTGTGCGATCTAAGACGGTGGCAAAGGTCACATCCAATCATGTAACTTGCACCTACGAGGACGGCTCTTACTGCGTACCTTGTGTGCTTATGGCCTGTTAAGGGGCAACGATGAGTCTAGTAAAAATCCAAAGTAACGCTAGTGGAACAGGTACGCTCACAATAGCGGCCCCTAATACAAACACAGATAGGACGCTGACGCTGCCTGATGCTACCGGCACTATTATTACCACGGCTGGTGGTGCGGCTATCTCTGGCACTACTGGTGCGTTTACTACGACTGTCGGGGTTGGCGGTGCTACTCCTGCCGCCTCTGGTGCTGGTATCACCTTCCCTGCTACGGCATCCGCATCATCTGACGCAAACACGCTGGATGATTATGAGGAAGGGACTTGGACACCAACAGTATTATTTTCAACTTCCAATGGTGATAGAAGTTATTTTTATCAGGTTGGAAGATATGTAAAAATTGGAAATCTTGTTCATGTCCAAGGATATTTACAATTTAGCGAAAGCACAGCAAGTGGTAATTTAACAATTGGTGGGCTACCTTTTACATCTAGTTCGGTTTCCTTAAATTATTCTAGCGGGACGATTTATGGAAATTCACTAACTGGACTTTCTGGGCAAATACAATTTTTAATTGATAGTAGTGCAACATCAATGATAGTTTATTATAGCGGCACAGGGTCTAGAACTCAACTTACAAACTCAAATACCGGAAGTAGTTCAGATTTTTCGTTTAGTGTTTGTTATCAAACTTAATTATCTACACTAGATTAGTGTAGACGGAAAGGAAATATCATGGCTTTAACCAAAGAAACAAATGTAGACCAGATTACAGTAACCGAGAACGGCATCGTGCTGTACCGTGAGGTAACCAAGATTATTGAAGACGGTGTTGAACTTACCAAGAAGTACCACCGCACCAGCCTGATACCGGGGCAAGATTTGACAGGACAACCAGCCAATGTCGTTGCTATCTGCAACACAGCATGGACACCAGAAGTCGTGGCTGCATATCAGGCGCAACAGGAAGCCAATCGGTTAGGAAACTAATATGTCCACCGTAAAAGTAAACGCTATAACAGACGGTAGTGGTGGCAATACCGCTACTATAAATAGCATGACCCCTACTGCGGATAGTCTGCAAGGCTTCCGTAACCGCCTGATTAACGGCAGTATGGTTATAGACCAAAGGAACGCCGGGGCGAGTTATACACAAACTGGTGCGGCTGGACAATATTCGCTTGATAGATGGAATGTAAGCGGGGATATTACCAGTAAGTTTTCTGTTCAACAAAACGCTGGTTCGGTTACGCCTCCAACAGGATTTACAAATTACTTAGGGGCAACATCGTTGTCCGCTTATTCAGTTCCGGTATCTGAAGCATATATTATTAGACAACAGATAGAAGGATTTAACGTAGCAGATTTAGCATGGGGAACTGCATCTGCTAAAACTGTAACTCTTTCTTTTTGGGTTCGTTCAAGTCTAACTGGAACTTTTGGTGGTGTTCTAAAAAATAGCGGTAACAATAGATCATACCCATTTACTTACACCATTTCGGCTGCAAATACTTGGGAACAAGAAACAGTAACCATTGCTGGAGATACTAGCGGAACATGGCTGACCAATAATGGAATTGGTTTAATGGTAATTTTTTCTCTTGGTTCTGGCAGTTCAGTTAGCGGAACCGCTGGAGCATGGGCTGCTTCATCGTTATTTTCAGCCACAGGCGCAGTATCAGTCGTAGGAACCAACGGAGCCACCTTCTACATCACAGGCGTACAACTCGAAGTAGGCTCTGTTGCTACACCGTTTGAGCGCAGGGATTATGGGCGTGAGTTGATGTTGTGTCAGCGGTATTATTATAGAAATACTGCACCAAGTGGCTCACAGTATGGTAGCGGATATAACGACAGCACAGCAAATGCTTTTTTTAATATTCCGTTTCCAGTAACAATGAGAACCTCGCCAACTGCACTTGAGCAATCTGGAACTGCTGGAAATTACGCCATACAAAGAAGCGGAGATTTTCCCACTTGCACAAGCGTACCAGTATTTGATTCTGCAAATACGCAATCTGCTTTTGTTAGATTTACTAGTACTGGTAATTTAACCGCTGGACAAGGTTCTTCTGCTCGTTCTGCAAATAGTGCTGGTTATCT